GCGTTGCAGAGAACAATGTTGTACCATCACCACCGTTGTAGCCAGCAGTAAATCCGTTGTTCAATACAGCAGCACCTTTAACTTGCTTTGTGTAAGCCATAGAACGAGCCAATGCCTTAGTATAACGAGCAGACAAAGAGTCATACAAGTTATCTTCGATAGCTTCTTCAGTTAAGCTGAAGCCCATTGCGATTGTTTCATGGTTGTAACGAGCGGTCCAAGCTTCTTGACCGTTATCGTAAGCAATTGCAGAGCCTTCGTTTTTAACTGGGGCAGCGCTGAAACCAGAAAGTTTGGTTTCTTCTTCGAATGAACGCTCAGAAGATTCAGTTTCGTAAATCTCTTTATGTTCTTCGCCGTATTTTGCATACTCAAGACCGAATAATGCATTCAATCCGGGGAGCAACTCTTTCAGTAGTTGTGCACGAGAAATAGCCATTTAATGCTCCTTAAGCTGTGTAATCAACGCCGGTAAGGGCAGTTAACTGTGGATTGTTGATCTTCACAATAACTTCTGGGTAGAAGACTGTGCCGGTTGCGTTTGCATAAGAAGTATCAGGAACAACAGCTACAACACGGAAAGGCAATGTTGTTGCATTACCAAGGGCATTGCCCGGCAATACTACAGAAGAGCCAGAATCACCAGTGGTTGTAGAGCCTGCACCGTATGCTGTTGCTACGTTTGTACCAACAATAGTGATGTTAGCACCTGTTACTACGCTTGTATTACCAGTAGTTGTTACAGCAACTTTGAAAGCGGCTGTTGGATCTACTACAACATAAGCGATTGGACTTGTTACACCTGAGCCCGGATAGTATTGTGATTGAACAGTTTGACCTGAAGAATTCACATACTGACAACCAACAAAAGTACCAATAATAGTACCAGAAGTAGTTGCACCAGAAACAGAGATTGTGCCGCCTGCGACTAATTTAACTGTATCGCCGTTATAGATTGCTGTGCCAGTTGTAAGTGGGAACTGAAGAGTCGCACCTGCATATGGAATGCCGTCAATACGGTTTACAGCTTTAAAGCCGTAGGGAGCTGAGATGGTTGGATAAGCCATTTAAATACTCCTAAAGATTAAATTTAACTACCTTTACCAAAGCTAGTCGTAGATTTCCGCTCATTAAAGATTGGCATCCTTGGGTCGCTTTGACGCATTAAATTGTTATCTACAGCTTCAGTTTGAGATTCACTCTGTTTTGCGTAATACGCATTACGTTGTTGAACAAACTCTACTGGAGTTTTGCAAAGTAACAATCCACCGATTTCAATATTGTCCTTAAAGCGACTATTTGGATCAGCTAGCAGTTGGAACTTTGGCTGCTCTTCAATTCTTACTGGCTCCCATCCTTCACGCAATTTAGCGCTTAAGTTACGGGGGTCTGCATTATTTAAAGTTGCAACCCTAATCCATCTATACGCAAAGCCAGCCTGTCTGTCAGGTTCGGGAAGTAACTCTGGTTGCTGCCACTGCATTGGGCGCTCGCTCATTACTCTGGTTTCTACTTCACGGTCAATTCGTTTCTCAGCCATGTTAGGCCTCCAATTTTAAAAGTTCACGGACGTACTGCTCTGGGGTAAGACCAAGCTTTTTAGCTATCGCAACCTGCGATGTCTTTAGCTTGACTTTTTTAGATGCGGTCGATCTAGTTGCCGGAGCTACTACCGTTTTGGGTTTTGCTTTAGGAGCGTCTTCCTTTTGCTCTTCCACAACTTCTTCAGATTCCTCAAAATTCTCTGGGAACCGTCTTCGCATTGTTTTGTCTAACGTTGCGTAATACTCATTAGAACCAATCTTTACACCCTGCCTTTTGAGCTTTTCATGGAGTCCTAGCGCTGAAGCGGTCATCTCTTCGTCCTGTCCGAACCAAGGATTACTTTCTTGCCATTCCACTACTTTGTCATCTAAACGAGGTGCAGTTTGATGCTGATGTTGTATTTGTACATCAAATCTTTCTTCTTGTAAAGGCTGAGGATTAAAGTTATTTATTTGCTCCTCTTTTAATGCTGCTTTTGCAATAGCTTGTTGAGCATCAACCATAGCATCTGAATCACCAGACTCATATGCTTCTTTGTATGCTTTTTTAGCCATTTTTAACTGTAATTCAGCAGAATTTTTAATGGCACCCTTATATTCCTCTTGTCCGCTATTAATCATAGCTTTCATTCGGTTATTATCCTGCAGTAAGCGTTGAGCAGTATCAATAGCCACTTGGCGCTCACGTTCAGCTACTTCTTTGGCACGACGCTCATCATTCCAAATATGCTTCATCTGGATTATTTTGTCTTTAGCGTCTTTACTGTATTTGTCTAATTCGTCAACTTCAACCTCCAAAGCCTTAACTTTGGCTGGATCTGCTGGCCTACGGTTACGGTCTTCTTCTGGTGTATCGTCTTCAATTTCGATTTCCAAAGTGTCTTCAGTTTTTTCATCTGGAAATTGAAATTCTTCTTCTTTAAATTCTGCCATGTCTTGGCTCCTTAAATGTGTTTCCTTTACTGCGATTAATAGAAATTGGCAAAACCTGCAGGTTTCCTAAAATATGCAAACCAGACACGTTTTTGCCGTTTAAGGGGATTATGTGATCCACCTCAAACTTTTTGAAAATTCGGCAAAAATCATACATTCCTTGAACTTCAGCCTGCTCAGCTTGGTTCATAAACATTTCTCCATGCCTAATTTTCTTTTGCCGTCTGCGTACCCTCTCAATCTCTTTAGCGGAATTACGAGCATAGGAGTTGCGTCTATTTTGTAGATGTCTTTCCTTGTTTTCGTTCTGCCATTCAATGGATTTTTGATTGTAGTATTCACGGTTTTTTGATTGGCTTTCACGCACTCTTGTGTGGCAAAGCTCCTTGTTTTTCTCGTAATAACGCTGTTGCGCTGCACGAGTTTTATCTCGGTTCTTTTCACGCCAAGCGGCAAGATAAGCCTTTCTTTTCTCAGAGATCATATAAACTTTCGTTTAATTCCCCTCGGATCTTGGACTACTGCTTCTACGCTATCGTCATTGATAATTCTGAATTCACGGTCGTGAATCACGATACGGGTTCCTGCATTTGGACGTACTAGGATGAAATCACCCTGTTTACACCAAGGCCCATTAGGAAAACGGGTTTTATCGGCATAACAGTCATCACCCATAGCAACAACAAAAAGCACTGTTGATAAAAGCTCGTCATGTCTGCGAGTTTCGTCTGACTTAATAATGCCACTGTCAAACGCTTCATCTGCCTCCGGAATAGCGCATAGTATGCGATACCCCTTTGGTTGGGGCAGTTGACGTGCTCTTTCTTCTGCCTCTTTGTTTAGCACTGCAGCTAAGTCCACTGCTTTGCTAAGGTCTAGCTTACTCATCGTCTTGAGTCTCCATCTTTTGTTTGAGGTCTAATATTTCCTGCTTTGCAAAGAGCAGACCTCGAATCTCTCCACAAATTTTTTGATAGTCAGGATAATCTTTGGCTTGTCCGCCACCTAACCATTCTGTAAGTTTTTGCACTTTTTTGTTTAGTTCGTCTACTAAAACATCAGATGCATCCATTATTTACCTTTCTTTATACCCTCTATAGGCTTTTGTTGTGCTGCAAATGCTAATTGATTAGTTTGTTGCTCTGCAGCATGATTCAATTGTTGACTTTGTTTAGTCGATTCATGTAAATGCTTTTCGCTTTGCAACTCTTTTTCATGGTCTAGGTCTGATACATATTTCAACATATCAGCCGTCATCTTTGCTTTCTCTTGGCCTTGATTGGCTTGGATTTGGGCTTGTGTTTTAGCAGTTTCTAATTGAACTTGAGCATCAATACGGTGTTGCTCAATTTGCAACTGTTGTTGCCTAATTTGAATATCTGCTTGATCTTTTGCAGCCTTACGTTGTTGCTCGGCTTGTTTGATCTGCAACTCTTGTTGTTGCATTTGAATCAATGGGTCTTGAGATTGCTGTTGAGCTTGTTGCTTACCAACTTCTGCTTTGTTCATCTGTAATAGACGTTGAGCTGCTTGTGCTAATAATGGAGCAAGTTTAGCTTCAACTTCTGGATCCATATTAATATCTTCTCCAGCCATGTCTACTGTCGGTGGCAATTCTACGCCAAGCTGTTTCTCAATCTCTACCCGGTACTGGAATCCTAAATGCTCGTTAATATGAGACATCATTGCAGCTTGAATCTGCTGTGCTTGTGGATTATTTTGTAGCAACATTGCAATTTTAGGATCTTGAATTGCTGACATATGTACTGTGATGTGAGCAGTATGATCTTGGTATTGGAAAGCTTTGACTGGTTTAATCATCAAGATGGACTGATTTTCAGTTACTGGATCTTTTGGCTTCATATCTTCTGGCAATGGAATTAACTTGTGCGCTTCTTTAATTCCCAGAACATCTAGCATCTGGCGATACATCAATGGCATATTAAACAGGTTTGGAGACTGTTGAGCCAACTGCATAGCCGCTTGATACTGGACAATCTTCTGCGCCATTGTAGATGCATTAGGATCGCTCACTGGAATAACGTCTGTACTCTCATAGTC